GCGCATGGAGATGTGCCGATTTAATGCTCTCTCTAATTCCTTCAGCTTTGCAGGTAGATCAAAGTCAATCTTCATCAGACCAGCCTTTACTCTGCGCTTGATGACGTTAAGGCGCATGATTCTGCGACGCACCGCCTCTATGCACAGCCTGGTATCGTCTAGCTTCTCGTTAAGCAGGCTGATATCGGGTATTGCCTGCGGCTTCTGCTGTATCTTCTTTTCCTCGAATGAGTAATCGGTATGAGTACCGAACTTGACCAGCCTGCCAGCCTTTACCTTGACAGTCTTTGGCAGCAGAGTGTCCATCATCGGGTGGCTTTGCCACGCCTCCAGTTGTGTATCCACAGCATTTCCTTTCGCAGGCTCTCGTAGCCTTTTGCGCCACGGGAATCCCTGACATTGTTGAGATATTCCAGCTTACTTGGGATAGGCTTTTTGCGCTTGCGATTGGCTTTGTCAGGCAGGTTATCCAGCACCCAAATAGCTTCGCAGTGCAGCCTCCACTGCTCACTGTAATTGCTGACTTCAGTGCCGTCAATTAATTTTACAGTGCGCTCATCTGGATGCGCCTGTCCGCAGACAGGGCAAGTCACTTAACTGACAGCCATAGACCGATGTTAGAGAATGCGTAACCGGCATAGACGATTGACATGGGGGAATTACCCTTTGCCACCTGCTCTGCCGCGATGTATGCGTAGATCAGGCCGGTAAGGATGACTAGCCAGGAACTCATTTGATCCGGTATTTGTCACGGCATGGCGCACAGATGCCAGTAACCAATCTGCCGGACCATTCCCCGCACAGGTCACACTCTCCAGGTTCACCTTTAGGGATTTGCTGTGCCTTCTTCCGCGCCTCTTTAATTATGACTTCCATTCTGGTTTCTTCGCGGTCATTCGCGTCATCAACAAGATCAGCCATCCATATCCTCGCGCACCTGTTTAATAAACCATTCCAGCGGCACCACCACGCGCCACGGCTGACCGTTGCGACGGTATGCCAGCACCGGAATGTCGTCGTGTGATGCAGCATCTTCCACCTGTTTGCACCATGCGTCAATGCTCAGTGTCTCGCGGCGCTTGACCTCGATGCGATACTTGCCGATCTGGATGTCATCTCCGCCATCCCTGGCCTGCCCTAGCTTGCGCTGAATCTTGACACCCAGATGGTCGGTCAGTATCTGCGCCAGTTCACGCTCACCCGCAGCACCCTTGTTCCTAGCCATTCTGCCACTCATTTCGGCGCCTCCAAAAGTGCCGCAAGTCTATGATTTAAGTCACGATTCCTGCCTTCAAGAAACACCTTGATGGCCTCATCGACGATGCTTGCCCTGCTGCGACGCTGCGCTGTTGCCGCCATGTCAAGCAGCGCCCTAGTCTCAGGCCGCAGACGGATCATGAAAGGTTTGTTTGCAGGCACTTGACATCTCCTTTTTTGCTGGATTACACTGTCAGAAGTATAGCACATTGCTATACGCAATCCGAGATACAGGAGATATAGATGAGGTATATAGCATACTATCGAGTAAGCACTGACAAGCAGGGGCAGTCAGGTCTTGGCCTGGAAGCGCAGCGTAAAGCTGTGGAACCGTGGGCAGACAAGATCTTTGGTGAGTTCACCGAGGTGGAATCCGGCAAGGATGACCACCGCCCGCAGTTGCTCGAAGCCATCAAGACCTGCCGTGAGTTCGGCCACGGCCTGCTGATTGCCAAGATTGACCGGCTATCCAGAGATGCCGCCTTCCTGCTTACCCTTCGCAAGTCTGGTGTCGAGATCCTCGCCGCCGACATGCCTAACTGTAGCAGCCTAGAGTTCGGCATCCGCGCCGTGGTCGCACAGCATGAGCGCGAAGAGATTAGCCGCCGGACAAAGGCAGCACTGTCAGCAGCTAAAGAGCGCGGCACAAAGATGGGTAGCCCGACACCGGAGCGCGGTGGCAGTGTCACTGGCGCCAAGCGCAGGGCAGAAGCACAGTTGTATGCTGAGAAAATTATACCGACTATCCGCGAAATTCAGGCAAGAGGTTTGACCAGCACCAGGCAGATTGCCGATGAGTTGGCTAGGTTGCAGATACCTACGCCGCGTGGTGGGTCATGGCATACATCCCAGGTTTCCAACATTCTCAGGAGGATAGATGAAAAATCTGAGTGATTACGACAGGACTGCTTGCATGTGCCTGTACGTCAGCAGCATGTCATTCATGTATCACACATTCACAGACATAGTTTTTGCAGAAATCATCGGGGTTATCGCTGGAGTCATTGCGTTAATTGCACTGGCATTTTCAATGTCAACAAAGGGGAAGCCATGAAACTGCATGAAGCTAAGGAATACCTGCGGTCACGCAACAAATACATAGCAGATCAGAACTGCAAATTTGTGCCTACCAATGCTGCAAAAACAAACGTAAAGAAAACGATTAAGGAATACAGAAAATGGTTGAAGAAGTCAACAGCATCGACGGTTTCAGATGGTGCACAAATTGTCAAAGCCGCAGGCCGGTACAACGTGGCACTTATGTCAAAAGCAAAGATGGCTTGAGACAACGCTGGAAGTGCTTTCAATGCTCAATGAAATGGAAGAGAGGAAAACTCTATGTCACAAACAGAGATGGTGTTGCAACACTTGCAATCGGGCAAAACTCTGACGAGTCTGGAGGCGATCAGCCTGTTCGGGATAACCAGACTAGCAAGCCGAATAAACGATCTAAAGCAGACGGAAGAGGGCGAAAAGATACGAAGCTACTTCGTGGAAGTAAAGACAAGGCACGGCAAGGCGCACGTTAAACGCTACTATATGGGAGGTCGAGATGGTCGGTAAAGTTACGCCAGACACAATGCTGTCGGCAAGTAGGTTGCCAGCGGTCATGGGATTGAGCAAGTATCGCAGTCCTAATGATGAATTGAAGGCAAGCATTGATGCCATCAATGGGAAGGAAAGACCCGACATCAGCAACGAAGCGATGGGGTGGGGTAATCGTCTGGAAAAAATTATCCTGAACGAAGCGGCGCAGCGTCTTGTTGGCACTGATGCCGAGACTGATTTCCCTGAACCATTCTTCCACAAGAGTGTGCCAATCTGTTGCAGTCTTGACGGCAGGGTAGACGGTGGCGGCAAGGTAATCACCAGCGATCCTGATGCTGGCATTTACGTTATCGGCATGGATCAGATCACGCTGGACGGACCTGGCTGCATTGAATCGAAGCTAACAAAGAATCTGCCGGAAGATCAGCCAGCACTCTACCGTGGACCTATCCAGCTACAGGCACAGATGGACATCCTCGGTCACAAATGGGGAGCCGTGGCTGTGCTGTATCAGGGTATAGAGATGAGAGTATTCGTCTACGCTAGGCATGAGGCAACCATCAATGCTATCCACAAATGCGCTCTTGGCTTTCAGGACAAGCTAAATCAGTACAAGGAAAAGGGCGAAGTCACAATGTATCCAGCGCAGAACAGCAAAGATGCGGACCGAATGTTCCCCGACATCAACGATGTTCCTCCGGTCACACTGCCTGATTATGTGGCCGATATGTGCAAAAAACTTATGGATACGAAGTCAATCCTGTCCGAGATGGAGGATCGCCGGTCTGCAATCGAGGCGCAAATTAAGGAATTGATGGGCGAAAAACCATTCGCAATAGCCGGTAACTTTTCAATCAAATGGCCTATGAGGAACTTCAAAGCGCAGCCTGAACGAGTGGTTCCAGCGAAAGCCGCCTACTCGATGCGTCAGTCAACACTAACTATCAAGGAGTCAAAATGAATTTGACAGTCAGCAAAGGATTTGCACCGGCAACCATGACCGAGGCAATGGAGTTCAGCAAGATGCTGTCGCAGTCCAGCATGGTGCCGAAGGCATACCAGGGCAAGCCGAATGACATCATGGTATGCGTGCAATGGGGATACGAGATTGGCCTAGCGCCTATGCAGGCACTCCAGAATATCGCGGTCATCAATGGCAAGCCTAGCGTATATGGCGATGCAGCAATGGCACTGGTTCAGGCCAGCCCTGTCTGCGAGGATATCGAGGAAACCTTTGAAGGAGAAGGGGAAAATCTGGTAGCTGTCTGTGTTGCAAAGCGGAAAGATCGCAAGCCTGTAGTGGCAAGGTTCAGCGTCAATGATGCCAAGCGTGCAGGTCTGTGGGGTAAGCAGGGACCGTGGACGCAATACACTCGACGCATGATGCAGATGCGGGCCAGAGGTTTCGCATTGCGAGATGCGTTCCCAGATGTGTTGCGTGGCCTGATTACCGTAGAGGAAGCGCAAGACTATCCGACCACGGAAAAGGATGTTACTCCGGTGATCCCTATCCGAAATAACCTAGACGAGATTAAGGTCATAGAGGATAAGGATGCGCCAAAGGTAGAGGAACCGCAGGAAGATGTGGTTGAAGTCACCAATAAAACCGATGAGGAACCGCCAGAAACGCCCACAAGCGAATCTCAGGCTACGGGTGAGATACCGCTATACCTGCCAGGCAAGAATGAGCCTAAAGAGTTCCTGCCGGATGCTGGCACTTGGCTACAACGGTTCGAGGAAATAGCCAACAAGGTTGCCGGTCATGAAAAGACTGAGGTAAGAGAACGCATGACGAAAATTCGTCAGTTAAAGGAAGCTAACGAAGCGGTCATCGAGAAGTTGCCGAAGTTGATTCGCACCATGTTCGAGTCAAGATACAAGGCGCGGCTGGCTGCTCTTGGGGCGAAACTTCCGAAGGAGGAGAAATGATTACTTTTGAAAACAACGGCGACTATTTTTCAATCGAATTCGATCCAGAGGATCTTGCAAAGATGAAGCTAATCTTTGACAGGGCAATCAATACCCTATCACCTCCAGACGACGAGTTGATAGAAGTGTATGACGGGATATGTAAAGCGTTGACGGAAACTTAGTCTTGCGGAGTTATCAGTATGAAAAAACCTAAAGTTTTATCGATGTGGCCTTGAAATGAAAACAAGTGAAGCGTGGGAGCTGCTTGCGGATACCATCGAAGATTGGGGAATGCCTCCGTTGAATGAAAAAGAGCAGTGTCTTGGGTTATGTGAGTGCATTTTATTCATGCAC